CCGTGATGAACGTCGCCGCATTGCAGGGCACGTTGGTGGTTAAGCGCACCGTGGCCGCGACAGGATTCGATGACGTGGCACTTTGCGAAGCCATCATGAACGAGCAGGGTGTACCCGGCTTTGATCGCTATCTGGCTTTGACAACCCGCGATTACAACGGCATGGCCAGCAACTTGGCAAGCCGGGCCACGATGCAGGGCAAGCCCGTTACAGCTTACGAAAAGGCGTTTGTCGGGCAGGTTGCCAGCTTTGACACTTACAAGTTGGACACATCCTATCGGCTGGCTGCGGCTGCTGGTGGTGGCGGCATCACAATGTCCACGCTGGACGGCGGCGGCAACTATTACACCCCTGTGGCAACCCGCACGGCGGCGACTGGCGAAACATCCAACGTCGACAATCGTTACCAGACCATTACCGTGTCGTCTACCGCATCGGTCGCGGCTGGTGACGCCTTCACGGTGGCGGCTTTGGACTCTGTGCACCACATCACAAAGGGCGATTCGGGCCAACTCAAAACCTTCCGCGTGATCTCGGTGGACTCTGGCACGACCATGACAATCAGCCCCCCAATGATCACCGCACAAGGCGGAACGGATGCTGAACTGCAATACCAAAACTGCGTCATCAACACCAAAGCGGCAAACAGCGCGATTGTGTTTTTGAATACCGTTGCGGCTGGCGTTAACGTGTTCTGGCAAAAAGACGCAATCGAGTTGCTGCCCGGACGCTACGCAGTGCCCACTGATGCAGGCGTGGCAGTGATGCGCGGAACCACTGACAACGGCATCGAACTGGTGATGCAAAAGTTTTACGACATCAACACGATGAAGACTAAGTATCGCTGGGATACCCGCTTCGGTGTTGTCAACAAGCAGCCCGAAATGTCCGGGATCATGCTGTTCTCGCAAACCTAATGAACTAGGGGCTTCGGCCCCTTCATCCCATTTAATCAAGGAACCAAATCATGACAAACATCGTTTACCCAAATGGCAATGTAACGCTGAGCGTTGCAGCCAGCGACAAAGTGGCAATTTCCAGCGACGGCCCTGCAACGCTCTCGCAAGTTGTCGGCTACCCAAATGTCCCCGCGACAAAGGACTTGATTACAACCATCACATCAGGCCGTTACACGACATCCGCGTTCTCAGCGGCTGCGACCGTGATCGTTGAAGCTGGCGAATCGCCCGTCTTTTACGAGGTTGGCACTGACGCCATCGTGCAAAAAGGCGCGGGTGCTGTTTATCAGGGCACGCCGGGGGTACTCAACGCCACAGGCGCGGTGACTGCGGCCATGATCTTCGCCGGGATTGTCACCTCAACCACGGCGGCGGCTGTGGCTGGCACCATCCCCACGGGCGCGGTGATGGACGCGGCGGGAACCTTCGCCATCGGTGACGCCTTCGACTGGTCAGTTATCACCACCGGGGCCAATGCGTTCACCGTCACGGCGGCGGCATCCGGCCATACTGTCGTCGGTAACATGGTTGTTGCGGCTGGCAAGGCTGGGCTATTCCGCACGCGCAAAACGGCGGCTGACACCTTTGTGACCTACTCGCTGGCAAACACCTAAAGCAGCGCAAGGCCGGGTAATTCCGGCCTTTTTTAAATAACTTCAGGAATCGAAAAATGATCTTCCCGCGCTTGGTTTACAAATCTGCATCAAATCACAAGCTGGTAGAAGACGCCGGGGCCATGGAAACCGCACTGTCGGCAGGATGGTTTGCGACGGTACCAGAGGCACTATCAGGCGTGCCAGTGCAGCGAACCGATGCGCAGCCCACACGCGCAGAAATGGAGCAAAAAGCCACAGAGCTGGGGCTGAAGTTTGACGGGCGAACCAGCGAAGCCAAGCTCATGCGCTTGATTGATGAGGCGCTCGAAAAATGAGCTGGACAAAGCGCCAATTCATCGAGCAGGCTTTCGAGGAAATCGGCCTTGCCGCCTACGTTTTCGACCTGAGCGCCGATCAATTGCAGTCGGCAATGCGCAGGCTGGACGCCATGATGGCCTACTGGAATTCTCGCGGCATCCGGCTGGGGTATCCAATACCCGGTAGCCCACAGGATGGCGACATTGATGCAGATACAGGCGTTCCAGACGCCGCGAACCTTGCCATTTATGCGAACCTTGCAATCCAGCTTGCACCCAGCTTCGGCAAAGCGATCCCAATTGAGGCAAAAGCTATAGCAAAAATGGCATATGACTCGCTGCTTGCGCGCGCGGCCATGCCGATGGAAATGCAGCTACCCGGCACCATGCCGCTGGGGGCTGGTCATAAATCACTCGATCAACCATTTGTTACACCGCCGATTGATCCGCTACTCGCCGGGCCGGATGGCGAGCTATCGTTCACCTAGGACTCCAACACCATGCCAACAATCAACAACCTGACGGCGGTTACAGCCGTCACAGCATCGGATCAAATCCCGCTCTACTCAAGCGCCAACGGTGACGCGCGTAAATCCTCAATCACGATCTTGCTGGACTACATCAAGGCCAATCTTGGCATTGCTTCGGGCACGTCATTTACAGCATCGAGTTACACCAAAGTAACAGCCGTCACGGTTTCAAATTTGCCAGCGGCGGCGACGGTAGGGGCCGGGGCGCGTGCCACGGTGACAGATGCAACGCAAGCGCTCACGGCGGGTATCGGCGCTGTGGTGGCAGGCAGCGGCGCAAACACGGTGCCAGTCTTCAGCGACGGCACAAACTGGCGTATCGGCTAAATTCAGGAGCATCAAAATGATCAAGATTACAGGCGCGGGTATCCCGTATCAAGGCACGCTGCTGGCCGTGGGCCAATCGCTTACGCTGGACGCGGTTACAGAGGCTCGCATGGTGGCGACTGGCAACGCGGAATATCTGAGCGAGATTAGTGAGCTTTATTTTGATAAGCAAACTGAATCTTTCAAAACAACGGCCCCAAATGATGGCGGTGTTTTTGTTACTGCCACAACCAATCCCCTCACCGGAGGAATAGAAGGTTTGGTGGGGCCTGATGGGAAGCAATTAATTGGGTTTTCTTCGCCCCCTGACGCCATTTTGGCAAAACACGGGCGAGTTTTGCAGCGACTGAACGCCACAAATCAAACGGTCGGAGTGACGACTGTCACCCACGTGTTAAGCAACGAGCGCCCGCGCTTTGCCGCGTACACCCGGAAAGCCACGATCACATCGGCGTCCCTGTCAGAGCTTCGTTTCCCAGGGCTGAGTATTTCGACGGACGCAGATGACCAGGCTTTTTCCATCGACATCTATATTGAGCAAATATTTGACAACTTCTTGGGCGCGGGGGCGAACTCTTATTTGGCGATTAATGTTTCAAACGCCACGCCTCTTGCGTCAAATTACTCCCAATGGCTTTTTGACGCGACCTGTTTGCGTCAGGGGTGGAACACGCTCAAGTGTCGAGCGGCCGATTCTGTCGGAGTTGCCCATTCTGGCAATCTACCTTACGGAGTAAGTCGTTCGGTAACTGGGACAGGCGTGGACTTCGCGCTGCCGATCCAGTACATCGCCATGCAGTTCACGCGCATGAACGGGTTTGTTGTCCACATTGATGACATTCGCCAGCCCGCACGAGCGAAGCCTGTGTTGGTCATTGGTTTCGATGCCAACGAAGAAACTATTGAGACGCTGGTGGCACCCTTGTTTGAGCAACACGGAATCGAGTCTTACACCACGTTTACCCACGTGTACGAGGAAGTTAGCGCAAACAGCGCTGCGTGGGAAAGGATGATTCGCCTGCAGAAAAACTACGGCTGGGACATCCTGCATCACACATGGTCGCACGGAGCGACAGAGGTAGGAAGAAACACCTCGGTCAATTTATCCAGAGTCTCCAATGTCGTGACTGCGCTGTTTGCGTCAGCCCACGGCATACCCCTGCTAACGCAGTTCAAAGGGTGCATTGCAACGGCAACCACAGCGGACTTGAACGGTATTTTTGACATGACCGCGCCGACAACGACAACCGTCACTTACACAGCAGCAGGCGCAAACGTAGCTGGACCGGAGGCTGCGAAAATCCGCACCATGTTGAGTGAAGTGCTGGGCACAGACACGGCTGAAAACCGGAGGATTCTCAAGCGGGAAATCCAATCGCTGGCAGACGTAATGCGCGCATCAGGGTTGCATCGTCAGTCGGGTGCGATGGCCTACCCGAACAACTCGGTGCCCCACATCGACATGGTGAACGACATCCTGCCCGCAGCAGGCGTCTATCTTGCGCGAGGCTCACGCAATGGATACTGTTCTGTGAACGAACTCGGAATTGATAATCCGCTGCACGTGGGTTCGTTCCCCCTGGAGTCGGCCACATCAGGCTACACAAAACTGTCCGTCATCAAAGCCAAGATTCAAGGTGCAATTGATCGGGGCGAGCACCTGTGGATTTACGGGCACTTTATACAGCTTGCGGCTGACGCGGGCGGCACCGTAGACTTGGAGTACCCACCCGGACAAGGCGGGAACCCCGCACCGCCTGCAGGCGCACTCTCCGGGGGCGGTGGGTGGTGGTATTACGAAGCGCTCAAAGATGTCATTGATACTGTGGTGGCCCCGGCTATTGCTAACGGCACGCTGACGGTAATGCGCCCGTCAAAGCTCCGAAAATTCATGGGCCTCGGCACCTAATTGGCAATCTAACCCCCTCTGCACGAAGATCAAAACCAAGGAATACAACATGCGCCAAAACGTATCAAACAATAACTACTCTGAGTCAGTTTGCATCGTACCGCCAATCACCAACACATACGACGCCACAGCAAATGACAGCGACAAGACTTTTACCGCGCCTGAAAATGAGCTTTGGCGCATCTGTCACGCTCATGTTGCCCTGGTCAGCACTGCCACAGTCGGAAATCGTCAAATCACCGTGGTGGTCAAAGACGCTGACGGTAACATCATTGTGGACTTGGTTGCTGGGGCAGTGCAGGCGGCGTCTCTGACGCGGCATTACGGATTTTTGCAGGGCATTTACAGGGAGACATCGTTTGTCGGCTCAGAGCTGCAAGTACCACTCCCAATCGACTGCTATGTCGTGCCAGGAGGGTCAATCCGCTTTTACGATTCAGCGGCGGTTGACGCGGCGGCGGACGATATGACCGTTTCGTTCCAATTCGAAAAATACAAGGTCTAGGCCAAATGCAAATCCCGGTCCTAAGCGGTATTAGCACGGACGGCGCGGCGGACTTTCGCACCTCGTACCCTGTGAATCTTGTGCCCGTGCCAAAAGAGCAGGGCATAAGCAAGGGCTATCTGCGACCCGCTGACGGCATCGTGTCAAATGGCACAGGGCCGGGCACCACGCGCGGCGGAATCAACTGGAATGGTGTCTGCTACCGGGTAATGGGCACCAAGCTGGTGACAGTGGACAGCAACGGCACGGTGACCACGCTGGGCGACGTTGGCGGCTCTGGTCAAGTGACATTCGACTATTCTTTTGACCGCCTTGCGGTGGCATCTGGTGGGCGTTTGTACTACTGGGATGGCGCGACACTGACGCAGGTTACGGATGTGGACCTTGGGACAAGCGTCATAGATTTCTGCTGGGTTGATGGGTATTTTTTATGCACCGACGGCGAGTATTTGGCGGTAACAGAGCTGGGCGACCCAACGCAGGTAAACCCGCTCAAATACGGCAGCGCAGAAGCTGACCCGGATCCTATAAAAGCCGTGCTCAAACTGCGGAATGAGGTTTTTGCACTGAACCGAAACACCATCGAAGTTTTCGACAACGTGGGCGGTGATTTTTTCCCGTTCCAGCGCATCGAGGGCGCGCAAATCCAAAAGGGATCATTGGGCACTCATTGCGCCTGCGTCTTTGCCGACACAATCGCCTTTTTGGGCAGCGGTCGAAACGAGGCCCCGGGCATCTACTTGGCCGCCAACGCCTCAACTATCAAAGTCAGCACGCGCGAGATTGACACGATCTTGCTTGACTACACAGAGGCCGAATTGTCGGATGTGTTGTTAGAGGCTCGCACCGACAAGGCCAATCAATATCTATGGGTGCGCTTGCCTGACAAAACAATCGTTTATGACGTGGCAGCATCCCAAGCCATGGGGATGCCAGTCTGGCACATCCTCACAAGTACCACGAGCGGGTTCGCAGCGTACCGGGCCAAGGACTTGGTATGGTGCTATGACAAGTGGTTAATCGCTGACCCTGAGTCGACCATCGTCGGCTACCTAACAGATTCGCTATCGTCGCATTTTGGCGAGATTGTCCGATGGGAGTTTGGCACCCAAATTCTCTACGCTGACGGGCGCGGCGCGATTGTGCACGACCTTGAACTGGTATGCCTGACAGGTCGTACAGCCTTCGGACTTGATCCGCAAATCAGCACGTCATACTCCGTTGACGGCGAAACATGGAGCCAAGACAAATCCATCAAGGTCGGAATGCAGGGCGACCGAGCCAAGCGCATCATCTGGCTGCAACAAGGCGCAATGCGGCATTACCGGATGCAGCGTTTTCGCGGCGATAGCCAGTCGTTTATCACAATCGCCAGACTTGAGGCGCGGATCGAACCGCTCGCGGTGTAACGCCCATGGCAACCCAACGCCTCAAACTCACCCGCGACCAGCTTGCAAAGTTTTTGCAGGATCAAGAATCCATCAAGCAATTCGAAAAGCTGTTTTCGACGGTTGACGCCATTGCGCCCGATGTGGTCAGTGAAATCGGCATCAGTGCTGAAACCGCCAACACACGGGCGCAGCAAGCCTTAGACGCGCTCCAGCGCATGGCCAATGCCTTGGAGATGCTCGCATTGGCCCCATTGCAAGCACCCGTCACGCCAGATGACGTTACACCAGTGCAGCAGCAGGCGGCGATACCTGACGACCTGACACCACGTTATGAGCTTGGGACAATGGCCGCGCAGAATGCCGATAACGTACGCATTACAGGCGGGACAGTTGCCGGGTTGTCCTTTGGCGGGTTCCCAGCCGGAACCGTTGCTGCGCCAAGCTTGTACTGGACAACTGACACGGCCACCGGGTTTTACCGCATCGGCGCGAACAATATCGGATACTCGTACAACGGGACGAAGTTACTCGACTTGTCGGCAACGCTGCTCGGGGTAACTGGTGGGGTGAGTGTCACGAC